ATTTTTCGGCATGCTCTGGTAACATACCTAGCCTCCACCCCTCAGGTATACTGGAGGTAGGTATATCAATGCGCTTACTTTCAATTCCATTGTTGATCCATGATAGGCCTGTAAGAGATTGGCTGATTTTCTGTGCATGTTCACTAGTAGTGATTCGGCCTTTTTGTGCTGTGCCAATCCTTTTTTTCGATTCTTCTTTGTGTTTCTTTCCTTTCATAGGGCCGGGTCTGCCATACATAGGATTTCTTTCACCGGCTTTGAGCATTTTCATTTTGCTAATAGACTCTGACCGGTGCGGACCACAACGATGAAATTTACCATCACCGTTTGTTTGGTTGTAGCTTTGTGGATCTTTAGCAGCATTTACCTCAAGCAGTATTTCTGATTCGCGGGTTTGAGCCATCGCTGGACTTTCACAAACTGCTAATATCTCCCTAACCCAATCAGAAGGGTTGCTTAATATTTTAGGTTTAACAATTTTACTTGAACAGATATATCCATCATCTGGATGGCATCCGGTCGCAAATCGAGCACCAATATACCACATACCAGTTGAGATTTCTGTCCATTTATAGACAAATGGGATTGTATTATTTGATTGCATACATAACCTCAAGACTAGATCTTCAATAGATATTTAGTATCTAGTCTTGAGGCTTATGTAACTTATTCCTCTAAATGGTCAGCAGAGGGGTTCATGGAACCCTTAGGACGTAAATGGAATTCTTCAATAATTTTATCCAAACAGCCATCCTCGTTTCTGTCCCAAGCCTTTTCAAACTTCTTGATTTGGCTGCCGTCTAAAGCGGTATAGCACCACTTATTGCCGTCTTTAATCACTAACCCTTTTTGTTGGAAGAGGTCAAATAGACCGCTATAGGGGTCCATGCCACGATCGTAGGGGATTTTAACCTCGACCGAAGTAAATGGTTGATTGTAGCGGGTTTTCATGACTTTGCACTGAGCACGGATACCTTTGACGTCAGTGGTTTTGTTGCCCATCTCATCTTCCTTGAGCTTGAGCTTGCGCATAGCAAGAACAATGCTGCTGGCATAGATTGGGCCTTGTCCACCACTGATTACATCATCTGGATTGAACATGTCTTGACTTGCATAACTGTGGTTTGTGCAAATCATGCCAATGTCATACTCACCAAACATGTTTACACAATTTCTCACTAGAGCAGCTAGTGCTCGAGGCTTCCTGCCCATATCACCTTTGAGCTCACCAGCCTCAAATTGATTTACGTCAGTTGGAGTAAGCAACATACCCAAACTGTCGATCACAAAAAGTACTCGAGGACGTTCTTCTTCAGCAACACTGCCGTAACGAGCTTTGTAGTCTTTCATGAAATCTGAAATCAGCTTGGCAACGTCATCAATCATTGCCAAGTTGGCCTTCAAAAGCTTGTCTTCTGATGTGTCTACATCAAGAGCTTTCAGCCAAGCTTCATCCAAAGCATTTTCAGTGTCAACCAATACCACAAACACATCCTTCTTTTGTGCGTTTGCAGTTAAGTTGCCAGAAGCCAAGAAGGATTTGCCGCTGCCACTTTGGCCAGCCAGCATGGTTACTTTGCCTAAAGGAATCCCACCATCTTGGAACTTACCAGAGATAGCGTAGTTGAGTGCATAGTTACCAGTTGAGATCCACACTTTGGGATCACGGAAGCCCACTGACAAGCCAGGAATGCTCTTAGCAATATCCTTCCGGAATTTGGATAAGTCCATCGGTTTCATATTTGTTCCTTGTTAAAAGAGGGGAGATAAAAGGTGGGAAAAATTTTCCCACCTTTGTGGGCCGGTTTACGCCTTGGCTTGTTGCCGGCGACGAAGTGCAGCCAGAATGTCTTCTGGACTTGTCATCTTCTTGGCTTCTCCACTTTCTGTGCTGGGTGCTGGAGACACAGCTTTTGCCCCATCAAACGGTGCATCATCAACATCTGAGGATGCTGCTGGTGTTGACACTGCAATATTGCGTGATACAGTTGCAGGCTTTGAAAACCGTTGTTCTGCACCAGCAACATCCTTTGCCATAGAGGATCCAGAATCGCCATCAGTTTGTAGGCCAAATGGCTTGTAAAACTGTGCGTACTTGTCAGGGTCATATGGCTTCTCATCAACTGAGTCATGGAACATGTCCATAATAGCCTGCATGTGTGCATCATCTGGGCGCTTGGGCAGATAGTTGCTGAGGGTGAACAAACCATAGTTGTCAATAGCTGCACGTTCCTCATCACTCAGTGCACGCTCACGACGTGCCCAAGAGCTTGTGCCATAGTCAGCATATCCGCCCTTGCTGCCCTTTACGAGGCGGAAATCCAATCCGTTGTCATAGTCGATGGGATTGTTTTCCACTTCCTGATCAAGGAATACAGTTTTGATCCGATCAAACACCGAGGGGTTGATCACAAAGCGTCGAATTGGATTTTCTGGAAGGTTTGCCTGATCCTCTGGGTTGGGATTCTGAGTCACAAAGCCCTGGAACAGAAAGCTCTTTTTACGCCAATACTTGCGTGCCATATCCTCCATTTCCTTGCCACCCTTCCACCAAGGACGGATCTCCGCGTTGATTGGGCAACTGCCTGGTTTCCACATGTCCACACATGGAACTTGCACTTCAACTGGACGACCAGTGGAAGCTTGTCCTTTGATGCTGGGAAATGGAAGTCGAATAATCAGCCGCTCCACCCAAAAGAAGTCATTGCTGGTGTCGCCATCAGGGAGGAATCTCAGTGTTGCAGTGCTGCCGTCTGGATTGCTCCAAAAGGGGTAATTTGCTTTGTCCCCACCACCGCCTCCTGTACGAGCACGGTCTTTTGAATTTTGTTGTTCAAGTAGTTTTTCACGAATTTGAGCTAATGATAGTGCCATTGTATTTGTCCTTTCTATGTGCCTATAAATGTGCCTATATGTTTTTCAAGATAGAGACAACAAAACATGTTTGTTGCCACTAACAAGCTTATTTAGTATCGATGCTTCTTACAATTTATTTTTCTGATTTTTTCAACTGGTCAATTATTTCATCTAGTTCTGCTGTAACTGTGGCTGGATCAGCCTCAAAACGGCTTTCCCAACCTGGAACATTTCTCTTCAAAAAATCCAATGTTTCATACTTGTTGCCATCAGAGGCGAGCCAAGCAGCTTTCACTTGTTCTGTTTTGGAGTCATCTTCAACTATTTGTGGATCAAAATTTTCCAGCCATCCCATCATGTCTTTGGCTTCACGAAAGGTCAAAGGCAATGAATGTGTGGGTTGCTTCCAGTCCAACAGCAATTTACGTGAACTTGCTAGAGCTGTATGATAAGATCGACTTTCACTTATTTGACTCAACAGCTTTTTTATTTGTGCTCTAGTGCCTTGGATGTGATCCAACAGATCCATTGCACCCAGGCGCCTAGCTCTACGTTGAAGGCTACTCATGTTTTGTAGGCTTTTGGTTAAATCTTGAATCAACTTACCATCTGCGTCGTGCATGGTGTTTTGATGTGCCAAGTGTTGTGCCATTGCTTTGGCCCCCAGCACATGGTTCAACGGGAATTTGAATCTTTCCCCAGAAGGGGTAAAGAGCATCACTTGTTTAATTCGGCGCCAGCGTTGTGCTTGATCCAATGCATCTTTTTGCCAAGGTTTGGTGTGCTTGATCACAACCATAACCCCGTTGATGGGAAAATAACTGGTTCGAGTGCTGCCGCTCCATGTGTGATTTTCTGAAACGTTCATGTGCTTGAAATGGCGTGGCTCAAGTGCTCTAGCAAAGTGCTCCGTGTCAAAACTGAAATCCCAAGGATTATGCTTTTTCAAGGTGAATTTGATGGCGTTGAATCTTTTGGAATCTGTAACATCGCTCGTATAAAAGGTAACCAAAGGCTTGGGTGGTTTCCCTTTGGTGTAACCCAAATGTACCATCAGCTTTTCGTTTTTGCTCCATAGACGATTGCTTTTCTGAGGGTCAAAAACTTGATTGCCTTTTTCATCATACATGAGAATTTGATGTCCTTTACTGCTGAGCACATCAAAAATCAATTGCGCCATCTCTTCATGAGGTGTTGCCATAATCAGTTCCTTAACTAGTGCAATATTTAGGATTGTTACCAGATGCTCACAGCAATTGGTAAGGGCTCAACCAAGTCATCTACTTCAACTAAGTCGTTATTGCGTATTTGTGATGCAGTGTTGTCATCCCACCTTGCGATAAGCTGGCTCATTCGCACAATCATCAACAATGCGCTCACTAAATCGTCATGTTCCCCACTCTTGGCAGCGAAGCTGCCTCCTTTGGTCACATAATTTTTGAGTTCAGAGATCAAGGGCTTGCTTTTGATTTGCAAGCGATTGCCCTCAACTAAGCTTTTGAGTTTGGTAACAGCTTGATTTTTAGTTCGGCCGTTGGTGTTCAAACCTTTTCTGAAACGGCTTCCTGTTTGATTGGGCTCGCTCAACAATTGCGCCGGCACAACGTCCCATCCAGCTTCATTCAATAGTTCAATTACAGCTTGCCCGTAGCTGTTGTTTTCAAACGTCCAAAATATTTCAGGCTCGCTGATTTGAGCCGGATGGCTTCTCATTTCTCTCTCGATGAAGCTGGTTATTTGCACAACCATTTTCAACTGTGCTGCTATATCACTCCTATTGTGCATCCATTCTGCCACTTGCACCATGTCAGGCAGTCGCCACACTTGTATAGCCGCTGAGTCCAACCCCACACCTGCACTGGGATCAAGGCTCACAAGATAAATGTTGTTGGCCTGTGGCTTTTCCCACCAACGTATGTGACTGGTTTTGAACAAAGGCTCTGTAGCAACCAATCCTGCCAACGTTTGGCTGTCTATCAATGTGCTGTCTGCGGTTAAAAATCTCAGTTCATATTCACGCTCAAACTTCTCGTAGCCAATTTTGGCACGTTCTTTTTTGGCCCATTCTTCATCTCTATCTGGATGTTGATTCCATTTGGCAACAAAGGCCTTGAATCCATTTACTCCCAAACCATCAGGTAGCTCATTGCCAAATTCGTCAAGTGTGCGATTGCTTGCATACCAAATTTGCGCAAAGGTGTCTTCATCACTGTTGGGGGTAGATGTAATGATGCATTTACCACCTGTAGCAAGTGTTGGGCTGATAGC